GTGTCCTTGGCCTATCAAAAAACCTACCCCCCTTAGCACTATTGCAACTGGAACACAGGCATTGTAAGTTCGACGGGCTATCGTCGCCTCCAAGAGTCCTCGGCACTATATGGTCAACGCTTAGGCGCTCTTCAGAGCCACACATCTGACAACATCCATCTCTTTTGATGATCTGCTCTCTCAACTTACGCCAAGCAGATGTAGAGCCTGACTGTTTAAGACTTGACATAGAAGCTCTTACGGCATCGATTGCATAATGCGTAATGAATAGATTCATGAGAGAAGTAGGTCAAGTCATGACCGAAGAAGAAACATCTCATTAGTGCCATCCTTTACTTAGCCAATGGCTCCACGCTTTGCAGGTATCGCCTTGATATCTATGATCTATATATCTTAAGCCAAAGTGTATCTGTTCTATTGGGCTTTTATCCTTAACGATTGGATTCTTTAACTGTAATAGTCCATAGGTATAACTCTTACTAGGACTTGATAAGTTGCCTATTGCTTGAGGATTCCAAGCACTCTCTTTACCTATCAGCTTTGATAAGCATGAAGCTTCTCTTTTATCTAATGATAGTTGGATAAATCTCTTGGGTTGAATGGCATCTATTGAGCCACTATCTGCACTAGCCATAGGAATAGATAGAGATATCCCAATAACGAAGGCTACCGAGCGAGCTATCCGCGAAGCGGCTCGCTCTGAGCCCTTGAAGGCTCTAGCCGTTAGAGTACCAAAGCCACAAAGCACATCCGTAAAAGTGCTGGTCAGAGCGGCGAGTCTAATTCCTCGAATCTGTCGAATAGAACCCGGAACCCTTAAACTGGATACCAGGAACGCTGTAAATCTTTTGCATTGAACTATGGCAGAACTGACATTTTGGATCGTGTGGTTCATTGATTGAGAACTCCTTCTCGTACCGCAAGTTGGCCTCGCAGTCTTCGTTGGTACATTCGAATTCGTAAATAGGCATTAGTTCAGCCCTGACAAGTGCGGCATGGCACATCCTTTAGTTTCCACGATCCACATTTAGTGCATCTCTCAGGAACCAATTCTACCGAATCTTGCTGAATATTGCCGTAACCTGCTTTCAGCAATAGTTGAACCAAGTCTTGAAATCTCATGAACGCAAGATACTTAGCAGCATCCTCTCCTTGTGAGTTCATTCTGACCACCACGGCGCTCAGCTCCTTGCTTTGCGACCTCTTCTCAACTTGTTTCAACCATGCTAGGGGCTGGAAATCGCTTCGTGCCTTGACTTCAATGTCGAACGGAACATTGTGTATGTCTTTTCCAGCACCCCTACCGATGCTTGCGCTTCTCCACCATTGCGAGAGATAGGATACGACCACTCGCTCAGTACGAAAGCCCCGATGTTTTCTAGACTGGCTAGGCATTGATTAGGTTATGCCTTCCCAGCAGAATTAATGGTTTTGCATTTATCACATTCCCATTGATTGCGTAAAAATCGCTGGCGAATCTGTGTCCAGTTTGGAACGGCATTGCACATCTGGCAAATCAACTTATAGCCGAGTTCCTCAAGTGCATCAGCATTAGCTCGAAGGTTCGCTTCTTGCTCTTCATCTGGGAATCGCTCCCATTCGTTATCTTGATTTAAGAATTCAATGTGTCCCATTAGCGTTTAACCTGGGGCTTCCATTGTCCGGTCTCTTTATCAATTTCATACCAAATAGGATCGCAGCGTTCTGCATCTCCAAGAATCTGAGCCATACACTTCCAATGACCCCAAGGCTTTCCAGCTTTAGAAGTTCCGGTCTTCCATACACGCGCACCATGGATGCAACTCTCGTCGGCTGGAGTGCCACCAAGGACATCCTTCACCATCTCGACTGCTTGTTCCACCGTCGTTACCGGAGCTGCTTCCCATTGTGTCCATGGGTCATCTGCTTTCTGAACTGGAACATATTGATTCGCTGTATCTGCCATCTTTGCCTTTACTTCTCTAATTTGCTCGGTTATTTGGACACCTTTTGCAACCTTGCTCATCTCTTCCCGAGATGCTCGCTTGCCCTTAGTTGCATATCCTGCATTAGCCAATGCACGGCCAATCGCAGATGTTTCGCAATTTTCGAGAGCGGAAGTAGCATTAACGCCGCGACCCTGAATCGTTTCTTCAGCGACCCCAGTTGTCCAAGGTCTAGCATCAGCCTCAGTTCGAAAGATACTAGCTTTAACGATAAATCTAGAAGCAGTATGCTCAAGGATTTCTGTATGTATCTGACCATCTGGGTGATCCTTCCAATACTTGATTAGGCGTTCTTCAACTGTCTCGTAATCATCCAAATTAAACATAAAGCTCATTCTCCTCTGTAGCTAGTTGTCCTGATATAGCAAAGTACGCTGCACCATCGATGAAATTATCGACCTTTGGAGTTTCCATACTTCTTGCGACTTTGACCAATGCCAAGCACATAGCCACTTGGTAGTCTGCAACTGGCATCTCGAGGTATGCAGACCATAAGGATGCTGTTCTAGACATATTGTCTGTCGGGTGACCGTAGTCCATTCCACGATCTTGGATGATTGCTCTTGCTTCAGTAAGGAAGTCACCAGCGTTCATCGATTCGCCTGGAACTGCTCGATGCGGCCTTCTACTTGTCCGTCATGGTAACCAGTCTTATACATAAGCAGACCAATAAATCCATGAGAGGCTAAAAGTATGAGCTGTAATACTGTCATTTTTGCTCCCATTCCACCAGAGTTTCTGGCTTCTTGAGAGAACCTTACAACGGCAGTTCGACCTCAACTAGCACATTTTGATAACGAAATGGTAACAATTCAGTTGAGTCCACTTGATCGTCAATCGTCCTTTTAATGTCGATATATAAATCATCCATATCGCTTGCCCTGATATATGAACGAGCCATCTTTATGGTCAATAGGGATAAGTTCCGGGGTGAATCGTCTGCCATGCAAGGTTCCAACAACAAATCCCATCTGCCAATTGGCATAACCCTTTGTATAGCCCATTCCAGGGCTTGAAAGGTCTACTAGGTTGCCAACCTCAACTCCCCATACAATGCGCCCATATCGGCCTCCAGAGGCCTCAGAATGGGCTGATAGGCCTAGTCTGTGAGTATGACCTGACACAACCGATTTACCCATGCGCATAGCGCCATTTAAGGCCGTTTGACCCGGCTTATTGGATAGGGGAAACACATCTCCGTGGCAAGTATGCCAGCCTGGAGCAAAATCGAAGCCGTTGGGATGATAGCGGATTCCGGCCTTGTCATAGCCCATAAATTTGTCGTAGCGCAGCTCAGGAAGATTCATAAATGCTGGAAGTCTGCGAGATAGAGATTTATAGACCCGAGCGCCGTGGTTAGACCCAACCACATCGGTGACACCAAGATATTCGAGGATTTCCAAAGTGAGTTTACGATCCTCATCGATATTGCCTTCTACTTCTTGCCACGGTTGCGCGAAGCCTCCAAGTTGAGGCAGATCAATCTCGTCACCAATGCAAATGGTTTGATGAGGTTTATAGACCCTTAAGAATTTGCCCAGATTTTTGACTGCTGCTTCATGGAAGAACGGTGCTTGAATATCTGAAATCCATGCAATTCTTTTGACTGTCATTTAGTCCTCGTCGTCATCCTCGTATGGGATATTGTCTATCCGGTTTGGTAGGTTTGGAATAATCCAGTCCGGGAATGTCTCACGATCTGATAGCAGCCAAAAAGCATGGGTCTCTGTGAACCCTGCTTTTCTTAGGGATTTGTAATACTCATTAAGAGCAATACAGTAAGCATCCAAAGCGTTATAAGTATCAAGGTCTATAACTGGTTTCTTCCGAGCCATGAGACAAGTGTTACTTACCTAATAAGTCGATAATGGTATCGACACGCGCTTCTAATCTTCCAACTTGGTCTTTAAGGCTAGAGCCTGAGTTTGGCTTTAATTCGGATAGGTAATGCTTAATCATGAATTGGACATAAGCTGCAACGCCGCCAAGAACTGTAACTATTGCAACGGCCATCGCTGCGTAGTCCTGCGCGCTCATTTCTTATCTACAGCATCAACCGCCGCTTCGACTGCATCGGCAACGATGTCACCAACTGCCTTCTTAGCGCGGTAAGCCTTAATAGCTGCGCGGATTGCCGGTATCGAAGCAATGCCAATTACTGCGATTACGAGTTCTTTCATTACTTGCCTCCTAACATTGGGATATTAAAGAACGAACCATCTGAACCGCCAATTTCATTGAAAGAAATATGGCAATGATGGTTGTGCGCGTTGCTTCCCTTATATTTTCTAAAGCGCCAGCCCATGATAGAACTAGCAATTTTTCCTTCGAAAATGATGTATTTAATGCGTTTTGATTTGTCTGCCTTTGCATAGAGTCGAATCTGATCAACAATATCGGGCATGAGGTCGGGCTTTGCAGAACCAGATACATCTCTGTCGACATCGATTGCGTAAACAATTCCAGTTTCTTGGTGAGGTATATGGTCGCTAGTACCTGCTGCAATATGGCGTGCATCGGCAACCCAACCATCGGAACGGCGATCTCTATCCGGAAAGGTGTCATCAAACTGTTCTCGAAGTTGCTGACCCGCTTTGCATAACTTTGGGGTCATGCCAGCAACAATTTTGCTTCGTCTTCGGTAATACCTAAACGAGCCAAGATCGCAGCCTTTTCATCAGCTTTAGCCTGCTCTTCTAACTGCCGAGTCTGACTTGCTAATTCGCTTGCTTCTGCATTTGCCAATTCTTCTGCAGTTGCATCGCGTTCAATGATTTCGCCAGTAGTTGCATTATGTTCGTGGATTTTCATTACTTTAGTCCCCATAGTGTGTAAGAAGCGGAAATTGCTGAATCTGTCTGAATAGATGAAACAGCACTTAATGATTTATGCGAACCTGCGCCACTAAAAACTTCTAAGGCTGAGTTTACGGAATCAATTCCTGAGCCATAAAATTGGCAGATTTTCCAAGTATTTGTGTTTGTATATCCATCAATACGGATAACAATCTGATTGTATGAAGTCAGTCCTTTATAGCCTGCACCGTCAAGAACCATAGCGGTTGTACTAGATGAACCAGTTGTAGAACTCGTTCCATTGACAACCCTGCTATTAACAAAGCCATAATTAGAGGCAGTATCGCCATTAAACTGGAGGTTAACATCAAAAGCAGTAGCCTTTGTAATATTGTTCAATTCCAAAACCAAAGATTTGTAAGTTGAAGGAATTGAAGTGATATTAAGGGCCGCGATTGTTAATGTTCCTGAAGCGATTGAGGTATAAGCACCAGTCGATAGCGTTGTCCATGCAAGTCCAGTTGAAGCAGTTGAATCAGCTGTAAGGACTTGTCCGTTAGTACCTACCGCGACGCGAGCAGGAGTGTCAGCCGCTGAAGCAGCAATGAGATCACCCTTGGCATCAACGATGGCGTTCTGAATAGCGTTTGAATCATCCTGGGCAACCCAAGTAAAAGCCATGTCTGTTCCGCTGGTCTTGCTAAGGACTTGTCCTGTTGTGCCGCCCTTTAAGCCGACTAAAGAAGTGTCGATATCTTGTCCAAGTGCAGCGATAGCGGTGGCGCCATCCTTTACGAGGTCTGTCGACTGAGGGATGTCCCACCCAAAGTTCGTGGTTGTTGTTGCCATTACGCTACTACTCCTATCGCATTTAGCCAGGTTAGGCTGGTGTTAATTGTGTTCCATCTCTCCGCTGCATTTACTTGGTCCCATTTTACCGCAACTTGGGAGAAGTTTATCGGAGAAGCATTGAAAGTTACGCTTAGATTATTCAGGCTTGCCCTGAAAGTCCATCCCTCAACATAACCCTGGAATGAGCCGTTAGTAATGTTAGGCGGTAGGTTCTGAATCCAGACTGGCTGGCCTAAGAATATGTTGATAAGAGCATCTCTATCAGAATCGTCAATTTCAGGGTTTCCAAGGGTAAAAGTAATGGCTTGGAATTTAGGATAAGGATAAGCTCGTAAATCAATATAACGGTCTGCCAAAGCTTCGGCATCCGCCGTATGCTTAATTCGAGAAGTATAAGATTCGGCATAAGTGCCATAAAGTGATTGGCTAGTCGTATCTTGAGCAACATAAGACTTATTGCCATTAGTATCGTAAATAATGTTGAAGTAGTTTCTAAGATCTCCAGAACGAGTGGTTGCTGCTAGTCCTATTCCGTTGGCATTATTTGCATCGAGGGTCGTATAGCCATTGGCTGCTAAGTAATCTTGTCGATGAGTCTGGTCTGCATAACCGATATTGCCATTGGCATCTTCATAGAGAACGCCAAAGGCTGAGTTAGCAATTTCTGTGCAAAGTGAATAAAGGTCTATTTTGCTCGATGATCGTGAAATAAGATCATAATCTCCAGGACGGTCAATTTCGCCCAAGCCGATATTTACGGCATTAGCCCAAGTCTCAGTAGGATTATAAGTAGCCCAAGTTTCAGACGGTGAAACTTGATTCCATTGGCCTAGAAGATAGCCGGATAGAAGGCTATAAATCTGGTCTCCATCTTGATCCTGAGAAAGAACACCGTTATCGATAATTTTAGGAAGTTTAGATAATGCTCCAAGAGCTGTAATCGTTGCCGTGGTCGTATAGCCAAGACTTCCAGCCTTATTGACCGCAATAGTAAAATCTGAAATCAAGCCGCCAAAAATAGGCACATAAGAGCCAGCAGAATTGGTTACTTGAACCGAAAGGCTTGTGCCTACGGTAAAGTTATAAGAAGTATTATTGAAGTTGATTAATTGCAACTGGCAATAGCCTGCGACTGGCTGTTGATTAATATCAGTTCGCCCAGAAGTTATCGTGAGATTGGCAACGGTTACATCGGTTACTTCATAGCCATCTACCTCAATTTTATAGGTGGGAGTCCAGGCGGTCATGCGTAGATTAAGCCCCCACCTAGTGTTCCTCGAGCCGAGGAGTCGTTAAGGATAGTTACGATCTGGCGAGCCGTTGATTCGCTATCGATTGCCCCATTGACCGTGATATTTGTAGTTCCGGGTAAGCCTGCATAAATATACTGTGGAACTGACGGTGCAACTGGTGATGGCATTGAAGGAGCAATATCTGGAGACGATGCTCCGCCTGAATAAGAAGCTCCAGAGAAGAAGTTTCCTACTGCCGAGCCAGCGCCCTTAATGGCATCAATGATTCCCTTGATTGTGTTATAAATCCTTGTAATGTTAGTAACGAAATCGGCAAATTGGTCGATAATCGTTGCAAGAATCTTTCCTAGCGCCTTAAATGCCAAACCTAGAGTTTCTCCGATTGCTGGAGCCAAGTAGTCCTTAGCAAAATTGTAGATAGCTTTTAAGAAGCCATAGAAAGGCTGAAGCTCATCATTGTTATCTTTAAGTGCTGTGCTAACCGAGTTAAATGCTGATCGTAGGCCGCTAATGATTGGCTGGATGACTTTCATGACTGGCTGAAGCTTCTCGCCAAGGTTAGAAGTAAAGTCGGAAATGGCTGGAATTACCTGCTTGACAATAATGTCGACCATTGGGGTAATGGCATCGAGGATATATTTGCCGACAGTCTCTTTACCTTCGTCAAAGGCTATTTGAAGACGGCTTAATTTGCCCTGGAATGTGTCTGCCTTGGTTGAGGCTTGATTTTCAAAGGTGCTTGCAAGCTTGGATGTAATTTCATCCATGCTCATGGTCTTGAGTTGAGCAGAAGTTAAGCCAATGCCTAATTTAGCGAGTGAAGCAGTATTGCCTTCAGCAGCCTTTGCCATAGCATTAGTAACGGCCTCGAGAGACTTGCCTGAGCCTGCTGCAACATCTAGGGCTACAGTCTGAAGCTTCTGAGCCTTTTCAACATCTCCAGTAGCCCTTGCAAGGCGTTCTAGAGATGGTCTGAGATCATCATCAGTAACGCCAAAGGCGAGCGAGGTTTTGCTTATGTAATCTTCTGTGGCCGCTATCTGCTTGTCTGTAGCGCCTGTAACATTCTTGAGAGTAAGAGCCAACTTCTCTTGAGCGGCTGCATCTTCAATGGCTGACTTAACGCCATCGATTGCCAACTTGCCAGCATAGGCAACGGCTGCTGCGCCTGCTGCTGCAAAGGCTAGTCCGGCTTTCTTTCCAAAGTCTGAGACCTTATCGCCAAAAGAAGTAACATCATTATCGGCTTTATCAAGGTTCTTAGTGAAGTTATCGACATCAGCAAGAAGCTTGAGCGTTAAGGCTCTTGTACCTGTTGCCATTATGTCCACTCCTTCAAAATCTTATCGAATGATTCAGTCCATCTTGCCACGATCTGCGGTTGAATCTTGCGGAGCGTTGGATAGATGAACCAGCCCTTAGAGCCTCGACCTTCACGGCCTGACCACACAGGGAACTGCTTAAACTTGTTAGAACCGAATTCTGAACCGCCCCAGATATCTTTGGTAGTTGCTCCACCTGAGAATTTCTGGGAAGCGAACCCGTAAGTAATCTCACCAATACGGCTTGACTTCTTAACCCTTGAGCCTTGAGCAATTCGACCAGCGACTTTATTGCTTTGAAGAGAATTAGCCGTTTGGATAACTTCATCTCTAGCGAATTCAGCCAGAGCGCCGGACTGGCGCTTGGCCTCTTCGTTTGCTTCATCGCTCATATTCTTCAAAGCCTTGAATACCTGGCGAAGCTCCGTCTTATCGAAGGCGATTAATTCATCTGCCACGATTACGCTCCTCTAGTATTTCAACTGCTGTAAGAATATCCTCGGCACTTTGCCAATGATCCATAGGGATTTGAGTAGCTAGTGCCAGTTCAACTAAGAGTCGGCTTACGCTTCCTCTTGGATGACTTTTGGGTCTCCTTCACCTACTTCGACATCATCTACGGATTCCATCCATACATCGAGTGTCTTAGTCGGCTTACCGCCTGCTTCACGCTTCATGGCGCTATGCGCTACATAAAGAATGTCCCACATCCCGCCGAACTGAGAGATGACCTTTTTAGTTGCCATCTCCCAGCGAGCGTAATCTGGTGGACGAACCATGTAAGCGGTTTCGGTTCCATCTATATATTTAATTGTTATTTGTTGTTGCATTGTTTGCTCCCGTTTCTACTTTTTAGGAGAATGTCTCTGTGACAGTTCCGTTTGCTACCTTGAATGTAAAGTCTACAGTCTGAGCATCTGTTCCGGCTCCGCCTGCTGTTGGAAATTCAGGAAGAATTGGGAAGACGAACTGAGCGCCTGTTGCAGCTGTAAGAGTTACTGAGATTGTTGTATCTGGTGCTTCTGCTGCTGCCCAAAGAGCTTCGCATACTGAAGAAGTCTTGCCCCAGTCAGCGAGCATTGAAAGAGCAAAAGAAGCCTCTGTGTTAGTGGTCTTATAAGCTTCGCCATCAAGAGTCTGGTAAGTCTCGCGAAGGTTTGTCTTTGTGAGAACTGCTGAAAGAGCCTGGGCTTCGATATCTGTTCCACCTGTGAAAGATAGAGAAATATCGCGACCTGTGATTACTGTGGTTGCCATTATTTATCCTTAGTTTGTTTGTGTGTAGTAGGTAGAAACTCTGATATCGGCAACTAAGCAATTAGATGGCCCGACCTGAGTAACTGTTGGTTTTTCAACCGCTCCGATTGTGTACCCTGCTGGGATCACCTTCAGAACACTTATGACTAGCTGCTCGAGATTATCAAGCGATGCTGGGTTGCTGTTATATGCGACTGCAACTGAGATTACGAGGTTAATCTTTGTGTGAAGCGTGGTTTTGCCGATTGTCTCTAACTCGAGATAAGGAGAGTCTGGAACTGTGACTACGAACGGCACCATAGGCGCTTCTGGGACATAGGCATAAACATTGCCTGCTACGCCTGAAAAGGCGTTGGCTAGTGGTGTTCTTACTGTGTCAAGGATTGTTGAGGCTGTCATTACTGCACCATGGAATCGGTGTCGATGTATGCCCCTAATAGTCCTGAAACACGATTAAAGAGACTGCGCCCGAGACGATAAGGCGAAACATTAGTAAAGTCGATGCCTTCAATTTGTCCACCAGGAGCAATACGAGATTGGAATACTTCAACTGATACCGCTAGGACTGCTGATTCTACTGCGCTGACTCCAACATAAGTTGAAGCGCCTGAAAGAGTAGCCAAGCCTGAAGGGATAACCTGCTTTGGAGCGATATCTGCGTTAGTGATTGCTACAGTAAAGATATCATCGTAAGAATCTGAGATTGTGAAAGTTCCGTTAAATGGGGAGCCGCATCCTGTGATGACTACGCTCTGACCCGCTGAAAAATCGTTCTGGCCGACTGTTCTGTAGATAGCAACATTGGCTTCTAGTTCTACTTCATCGATGGAGTTTGCATACTTGACAAGCATAGGCAAAATTACGGCTTCAGCCGTATCTATCACATCGGTTAGATAACTGTCGCTATAAAGGGATGTAGAGACACCAAGAATAGACCTTAGTTCTGCAACTGTAACTATTGAAGCCATCTCTACATCCTCTCTATTAAACGACTGGGGGAGCCACCGGGAGCAGCAGCTCCCCCATGATTAGTTTTGGTTATGCAACCATCCAGCGGTATGCGCCTGCGCCAAGCTTTGTCGCAACTGCGCCGTAGCCGTAGTAACCCACCTGGACCTGACCAGTACTAATCAAATTAGTCTGGAGTGACAAGCGTGGGCTCTCGTACCATGTGTAAGCATCTGGGTTAACGATAAGCATTGTGTTATCGCCAACGCCTGAGCCAGTTGTAAGCTGACGATCAACGCGAAGGTTAAGACCGAGAAGGTTTCCGCGAACTGCTGTTGCAGTAAGTGTTCCGCCTGCGTTCTGTGGGTTGATTGTTTGCTGGAATACTGGACGGTTTGAACCATCGACCAAGCCCATTAGGTTGCCCCATTGTTCTGGAGATACGATGATGTTCTCAGCAAATCCGAGTGTTCCCTTGTAGATAGAAACTGCTGCATCTGACACGAAGTCTGCGATGTTTGCAGCTGAGACTGTGCGGTTTCCACCGTCTGTTCCGCCAGCGATAAGGGCATCTGAAACTGCCTTATCTGTAGCCTTTGCGTACGCATATTCCATCTGACGAACGAGTTCTGCAAAAAACGCTGGTGATGAGCGGTCTAGGAGTTCGAGTGAGAATGTTTGCTGTCCGATGAACTTCTTAACATCAACAGATACGAACGCTGCGTTCTGGTCTGTCTCTGAAGGAGTTCCGCCTTCTGCCGCGATTGCGACAGTTGGAGCAACTGTGATTTTAGGAATTTCGAATGTCATACCTGCATCTGGAAGAGTTCCGCGTGAGATAGATTCGATTGATGGACGATCTGCGTTTGAGATGCCATTGATTACTTCAGTTAGCTGGCGTGTAGGGACGAGACCTGCGTTATCTGTGACATCTGCTGCAGCTGCAACATACATACGAGATTCTTCAGAGCCCAACTTTGCGCGGACTGAGTGCTCGAGATAAGAAGCCTTATCAACGATTGGGTTACGAACAGTTGTTGAAATGTAAGGTGCTGTTGCAGCCTTAACTTCAACCTTTGCAGCCTCTACCGTTTCTGCGGCAGGAGCAACTTCTGGAACGGTAGTGTCTGACACTTGTTCTCCTTCTGTGGTTGATTGTGTTTCTTCCTGAGTTGTCTCAGAAACTTCGGTATCTTCAGCCGCTACTTTTGCGACTTCTGCGCCTGGAATAGCGCCATCTGTGACGAGGCTAACCTCGATTAAGTTAGATGCGCTGATAGCCATAACGCCATCCTTGTTATCCCAAGCCTGAACATCTACTCCAACGCTGAAATCTGAACGGAGTCCAGTTGCAGCTTCTTCTAGAGCATCGTTGCCTGCTGTTGTCTTAGCGATCTTAAATTCTGCTGTGATGCCTGTTGCATCTTGTTCCCAACTCATAAGTTTTCCGAGAGGTCTTGTTGTATCGTGCTGAAGAACTAGCTTTGTGTTCTTGGCCATTGTGATTGAGTCCGGTTCGAACATTGTGCGGCCTGCTGATGTGTTGCCTTCAGCGTTCCATGAAACGATACGGCCTGCGATGATTCGAGACTCTGCATCTGCCGCTGTAATAGCGACTGGCATAGTTATCTTCATGCGTTCTCCTTGTTATCAATGAGGTCTTCTTCTTCTTGAATCTGCTGAACGCTCATAGCGCCAATGCGATTAAGAATCTCATATACCTGAGCGCGTTGTAGAGCATCTGAGCGCAGGAAGTTGTCTAGTGAGAAGCGAATCTCCCCAGTTGACGGACAAAAGTCCGGCATGGATAGGCGCTGTTCAATAGCAGCAAGAATTGGCTTCATAGAGAAGTCGATAAGAGAACGGCGCTCTGAAACTGAATTGCTGTAAGTCATGCTAGTAGTTTCAGCACTTACGAAATATGCAGGAAGGTTGCAAGCGCGAGCCAATTCCAGCGCGACATACTGACGAGCCTCGTTCAGCTGCAATTTGGCAGGATCGATGCCCAACGCTTGCAATTCAACATCAGCATTTAAGAACGCTGTCGACTTAGTAAGTCTGGCTGTACGCCATGATTCGAGAAGCTTTGAAATACGCTCTGCTGGAAGATTAGTTCCATTTGATTTGAGAACCTGAAGTGGAACTGGCTCTTTAGCGAAAGTTTCTGCGGCTTGTTCAAGAGCATGAGCTGCGCGGATAGTACGGCCAGCGCGATTAAGCACGCCTTCGTCAAGTCCGTAAAATACGACTAGTGATCCGACTCCTTGAGTTGGAACTACTGTTCCATCTACCTGGTATCCGACAATTTCGGTCTGAAGAGAATTGAGTTTAGGAGTTACACGATCTGGTGCAACGCGAGTCCATGAACGAACTCTTCCGGTGTCCCCATATTGCTCTAAGACCTGTCCATATCCGATTCCGTGGAAGAGGAGGTCTTCCGCGAGCCATGCGTAAATCGCAGAACCCGGAACGCGTGGGTCTGGTTGGTTTATAACTGCTGGAGTCATCATGTGCGAACCATCGAGCTTTGAATACTGCTCGAGTGGAAGGCTTGCAAGTGTTGAACAGATAATGTTGCGTGCGCGTGCGATTGTAGGAACCGCCATAGCTTGTTGGCGAGTCGCTACTGATTGAGTAAATACGAAAGGGTTAAATGAAGCCGTGTTGTTAAACGGCGCAGGGGTAGAAGCCGCATCGACTGTTACTTCGAGTGCTGGCTTAGTTGTTGAAAAGATGTCCCGGATTCCCATTGGACATATTATACGCTATTGTCTAGACATTAACCTATCTGAATGTCTACTTCAGATTCAGCGCGTGTCGCAAAGTGAGTAACCATCGCTGAGGCAACTGCACCGCACACAATGCCAGAAGCTTTACGCCCCATAACCCAACCACCATCACCTCGAGTTAATTTAACGGCGCTGAGAACTTGCTTGGTCAATTCCTCTTGATCCGAATGAGCGAGACGAAGGCTAGAAACAGCCGAGACGAATTCATCGCATGATTGCTGATATTCCTGACCTGTAATTTCATGGATAGGAATTCCTGCAGGCGCTAATCGCGCTGCAACTGCTGAGGCTGTTGACTTGCTGTAAGCCACGGCATTTACCGGGAATTTACGAACCCAATAAGCGATGTCGTTAGCCATTTCTTTATCGTCAAGGTTAACTGGGTTGAACCAAGTATGTAAAAGGCTAACCATAAACCTGTCTCCTGAGATTCTCTGGCCTGCGACTAATGAGCCATGCTTTCTGTCCGGGCTTAGGTCTATTGCCATCCAAGTATCGGACTCGGTATCAAGTTGAGGTAAATTATCCACCTTGCATTTCTTCCATTCGGCTTCTGAAATGACTGGGTTAATCATCGAAACGAATTGGCAAAGAACTTCAGTTCTGAAGATATCTTCACGATCTGAAAGACTGTCTTTGATATTGTCCTCATGGACTGTATGGCCGAGGCTCGGATTGCTTTGATACCAGGCATTCTTATCGGTTATCTCGGCTCCGGGTTCAGCACTCCACTCGAACCAGCCGATTGAGTCATCGGCTCCCTCACTAGCTGCAAGTCCTCGTTCTCTGAACTTCAATAGCAGGACTGAATTAGCATGGCCTGCGTTCGAATAAACATAACTCTGAGGATTTGGATTCGACATCTGCGTAAATCGCATCGATGACCAGACATCTTCGGTATCGAATTCACGCAATTCGTCAATATGGATTACATCGGGCGCGGCAATACCACGAGCCGCTGAGTTGCCGGCCCTGATGAGATAGCGAGCCCCGTTCTTGAATCGAATCTCCTGCGATCCTTTAGATTCGTACTTTTTGGAAAAGTTATCCAGGAGAAGCTGAGAGTTCTCTATCATCGTCGATACTTTGAAGAAGATTTCAGCCGAAGTAGTTAATTTATGAGCTGTTGCCAAGTGCATTTTCTCGCCCAAAACATAGATTCCGAACAAGATTCGAAGCGCCATGAAGGTAGATTTACCCTGCTGGCGAGGCAACATGATGCCAATTAAAGGATGCGCCCAGCGCCCATCTTGCTTATATCTAAGGCAGTCCCGAGCTAAATCTTCTTGCCATGGGAGCATTGGAAACCCGATATCTTTGCAGAATTGAATCATTTCATCGCCCCGAGTGGGTAAATCAAGTGGCTTTGAGCGGATTCTAGGGACTTGGGAGCCTTTACGAGTCTCTGTTACCCCTACCTCAGCCGTTTGCAGCCCTTCTGAGCCGTTTTGAGCCGTCATGCCTAGTTTGTATCCGATTCAAGCCGATAGTGGCTTATTGAGGCGTTTTCGGGGTAAAAAGAAACAGC